AATCAGCAGAGTATTACCGTTTACGTTGAATAACTCGTTCAGGCACAGCGGACGCTGTACGTAGTCTTGTGCTGGCGACGGGAGGCCCATTACATGATCCTCCCCATGCCGATCATGAAATAGCACCGGTCATCACCTTCGTGAGAGGTAGAGTCCCGGAAGGACGTCTGGCACCGCTCAATCTAGGCGTTAGCCTGGCTCAGAGAGCAGTGATGATGGAGCTTCTCTAACTCCCGCACAAAATCAACAGACGTTACCACAAGCCTGCCGTTAGGTTCCCGTTTAACCGCAGCTCCGAACGCAGTCCCAATGTCTGAATATTTAGCCACTCTGTGCCCCCGTTAAATACTGTATATATAAACAGCAACTTCAAAAAAGAGTCAGTTCAAAACGAGCTGTCTATTGGTTAGGCCATTTTTTCTGGCTTACTTTCCTTCGGGTACGATAACTCCGCAAGGTCTCATCGCATCATCATGGTCAAATCCTAATGAAAAACTACGTAACAATTGATTTGGATCATTTTTGTATTATCAATAGGAACTATCCAAACTGGTAGTCGATCTTACAAAAAAAAGATGATAAACTGCTGTTTTTACATTAAAATTCGAAAATGTATAATTTATTTGCTAAATATTTGACTGTTGGTGTCTTTAATACACTCATCCATTGGGTGACTTTTGCATTTTGTGTTTATCTTTTACATGCAAATCAATCCTTAGCAAATTTTGCTGGATTTTCTGTTGCTGTTAGTTTTAGCTTCTTTGCTAATGCCTATTACACATTCAAGAGCCGTACATCGATAATACGTTACCTTCTATATGTGGTTTTTATGGGCCTAATAAGTGCTATCATCGGTTTCTTAGCGGACGCATATATTATACCCCCAATGCTTACCTTGCTGATTTTTTCAACAATTAGCTTAATCTGTGGTTTCTTATATTCTAAGTTTATAGTTTTTAGGTAATCGAAATGAATATTTCTTTAGTGGTTCCTGTTTTTAATGAAGAGGATGCAATTCCCCTTTTTTACTCCAAAGTTCGTGAATTCGAAGAGCTTAAGGAGCATAAGGTAGAAATCATTTTTATTAATGATGGCAGTAAAGATAAAACTGAAAGCATTATTAACTCTTTGGCAGAATCTGATCCATTGGTTGTAGCGCTTTCTTTCACACGTAATTTTGGAAAGGAGCCCGCTCTTTTCGCAGGTTTAGATAATGCTACGGGCGATGCGATCATACCAATTGATGTTGATCTGCAAGACCCAATAGAAGTAATACCCTTTTTAATTGATAAGTGGGTATTGGGTGCTGATATAGTATTGGCTAAAAGAGTGGATCGTTCCAGCGATGGGCGTCTGAAAAGAAAATCTGCAGAGTGGTTTTATAAGCTTCATAATAAAATTAGCAACCCACAAATAGAAGAGAATGTGGGGGATTTTCGGCTTATGTCTCGTGAAGTTGTAGAAAACATTAAACTTATGAAAGAACGGAATCTTTTCATGAAGGGGATACTCAGTTGGGTTGGAGGAACTACTGAAATTGTTGAGTATGTTCGTGCAGAGCGTGTTGCAGGTAGCACTAAATTTAATGGATGGAAGTTGTGGAATTTAGCGTTAGAAGGCATCACTAGTTTCTCGACATTCCCCCTACGCATGTGGACTTATATAGGATTAATAGTAGCTGGAATGGCATTCATATATGGTATGTGGATGATCCTAGATACTCTTTTCTTTGGCAACCCTGTAAGAGGATATCCTTCTTTGCTGGTTTCTGTACTTTTCTTGGGCGGCATTCAGCTTATTGGAATTGGTATACTTGGTGAGTATATAGGAAGAATATATGTTGAAGTTAAAGAAAGGCCAAAATATTTATTAAAGGATAAAAAGAAAAAATGATTCTTTTTAAAGAAAAAAACCAACTACTTTGGACTGTTGTGCTTTCGATACTTTACTGCATCGGACTAATTATACACAACATTAACTATTTAGATGATTATGGTCGATATTTATTAGGCTATTCTGGTTTATCAGGAAATGGTCGACCAATAGCCGATCTAGTTTTAACCATTATAAATTTTGGGTACCCTTTACTAGACCTTTCTCCTTTATCATTGCTATTTTCTATTTTTATAATAGCAATTTCAGGGAGCATTATTGCGGACAGATTTTTCAAGGATGAAAGGCCTGTTATACGGTGTTTGGTAGCACTATTTTTCTTAGTAAACCCTTTCTTTATTGAGAACTTATCTTTCAAATACGATATATTCCCTATGTCATTGAGTATGCTATCGATCTCATTGGCATTTTATCATATGAAAAATCATTTCTTGAAAATGGCTGCCCCCGTTTTTTTAATATTCATTTCACTTGGATTGTACCAAGCCACGCTAGGAATGTTTGTTATATTTTCCATAATAGAATTGACAGAATCAATAATAAATAATAAAGGAACTCATAAATCTAGATTTATTAATACGTGCTCAAGGGCTGTACAACTAATTATAGGTTATATGTTATATAAGCTTATTATTGTAAATTATTTCATCGCGGGTGATTATGCTTCTAATTTATCTAAAACAATCACCATAAGTCTCGAGGGTTTCACAACGCTCATGGGGAATTTTCATAGATTCAACGAATTTGTTGGGAGCTATATTGAATCAATTCCTCTCGTTATGATTTCATTTTATGCGATATCGCTATTAACTTCAGTTTGGATTCTTACAAAAAAATCTTGGGAATCATCCAAAAGTATTTTAAATGTAATTATATTGCTAGCATCCCCATTTCTCTTTTATTTCTTTTCATACGCTACTTTTCTTTTTTTAGAACATGCGGCAGTAACCTCACGCGTCATGATATCGTTTAGTGCAACTTTGGTAGGTTTTTCTTTTTACATGCTCTTAGCAATAAAGAAATCAAAATTTAAATTGATAGTTCTTCTTCCGTTTTTTATATTCAGCTATGTCCTTTCAACAAGTTACGTTAATGCTTCAATGGCTCAAAACAGGAAAGATTCACGTATTATTAATTCTATATATAACGATATTTCCCATCTCTCACCACAAGTAAAATTTGTAAATTTCAGCGGTGTAGTAAGCCCAGCCCCTCAAAAGGCACTAGCTTTAATGCGGTTTCCAATTTTAAAGGATCTTACTAAATCTTACCTAGGTACGGACTGGAGTGCATACATGTTAAATTATAATGGGATAAATGTCTCTAGAATGAACTTCTCTTCAGAAGAAGTTGGTAAAATATGCAGCCAGAAGGCTATCTCTGAGACCCCTGATTACAAAATTTACGTTAGCGGTGAAAATATGATCATATCATTTGACAATTTATGCAACTAAAAAAACGAGCCCTGATTAAAGGGCTCAGTCACTACAAAGTACCTAAAAAAGATATAGCTACTAATGTTAAGGCATACCCCATATTAATCCAACTAAATAACACTCTAATAAATATTACTAAAGCATACTGTATACGAATTCATTGAACTATTAAATATTCAATTCTTCAAAAAAAACATACAAAAACCCTTTGATTCTTTAAGTTCTTAAATAGAATGCCGGGGCTTTCTCTCTACTTATTGCCTTTTTTCTTACTATATATCTCATGCTCTTTTGATGCCCATACAGCCAGCATTATAAGATTTATGGAAATATTAGTAACATCGAAACTTTGCCACCCAATTAATATTGCCATCATGCTTATAGCGCTTAGTAGCGCTGCGAATCGAATGACATTATTTACCACTGTTTGCATGTTAGGTCTCTCTATTCAAAGCATAACATAATACACTTACTTGATAACTGTCACACCACAATATTTTTAAACCATACTGTAATTTTTTTCATATCAAAGTGACAGTTAAGACAAAAGCAAACTTCCATGTTTGCGAATTGCTAGGCTTCTGTCAAGCGAGAAAACCATGCAAATAGACGGTTGTCGCTCCGGTAACTATTCTCGCAGTAACAACCCCGTTAGCTTCAATGGTGGCAAATCCGGCACCAGCAGACGAAGCGCTTGTCCACGTGAGGGGGATCCTCATAACGCGCCCTGGGTTAGCCCAGCGAGGCAAAGTCAATAAAACGTCGCCATCATAGAACTGCGGGCTTTTGGTCAGTGTTGCATCAATAAAATTCTTTTTAATGCTGGACGTTGGACAGGAAACTTTATCTCCAAGCCACCAAGCCGCCAGTGATGCCGGTGTTTTATCCACCTTCACGAGCCACTTTAAAATCGCTGAGGCAACAAGCTCAGCATACAATTTAAAAGAAAGCTCACTCTGGTGCAGACCATCACGCAAAAGAGGATCGATATCTTTATTAAAATATTTAGGCAGTGGTGCAGGCAGCTGGTGCGTTGTGCTGACACAAATACCCTGATCGCCCATGCTTGCCATTATTCGCTTTCCGGCTTCCCTTAGCCTGGCTGCACCATCATAATTTCTGATAGTGGTTTGACCTGAGCCATTGATGAACTCTTTTGGGTACCACATCCACGGCTCTATCCATACGGGCGTCATACCTTTGCCCGTGCAGAAAGAGATAAAATCATTCATCGTCTGGCTGAAAAAGTCCGCGCTAATTCCCCCCTGCGCTTCGTTAGTGCCGCCAGCCATAATAATGATCTGAGCCGGAGGCGGGTTTGCTTTCAGTATTGCGACCTGATCCCCCATGGACTGACCCGCAACAGCGTAGTTATAAATATTAACTGTACGCGTCCCCATTTTACCATCCAGCAGGGCGGGCAAATATTTGTCAAACGACATAAGGAATGGCGCTGCCGTACTGTCACCATAAACAGCAATATTTAGCGGTGCTTTCCCCATAACGCCATGAGCAGATTTATAGCAACAAAGTCCGGTCAGGGTCAGGTAATCAGTGGTCGCTCCGTTCGAGGCAGCCCAGCCCACCTCCATAATTTCTCCCAGCCCGAGAGTGGAGACGTCGATCGGCAGACCTGTTGAAACGCCGTTGAGCAGCAGGTTAAATCTGGTCTTTGACTGAATTGATACGCCTACGCTGGCCTTACCTGCGGCATATGACAAGAGGTTGCCATCCGGTGTTTCAATGGTATAGGGGTTACTGTAACCGCCTCCGATGGCCTTATAGGTATACTGCCATGGCCCGGTAGCGCCCGGAACGCTGTTGGCAGACAGATAACCATTCGAACAGCGAACAATTACTCCAAGGCGCTCTACCTTTCCCAGGTCTGCTGACACCGCTGCCGAGATACTTTCGCCTGGCTCAATCTGGGTAAACAGCCCCGTCAGGCTATTAGCAGGAATCGTGAAATTAGCTGAGTGTGCATTTGTGGTCGGTGCCGCACCCACAGTGAATGCATCCAGAGCAATACTGTAAACCTTACAAGTTCCCCACGGCACTGCCTCAATAGTCTGTGGATCGTAATTAATTGCGGGCTGCTTTTCGTGGTACGGAATATCACTGACATAAAAGGTGTATTTCAGTGCTGAGAAATAAACTTTGCAGCGGCCAATAATTGTTAAAGTGCTGAGCAGATCATAATCCCAGTACTCTGTTTCTAGGGTCACACCATCATCAACATAGATTTTGGTATTCATCAGGCCGGATTTCTGAGTGCCAACAACCATCTTATGAGTGATAGCTGAATGCCCTGGAAGATAGGCGTAACCATAAAGGTTTTTGCTTTCCAGAATAGCCGGGGTCACATCTGATGCGTCGTAGGAAGCCATTTCCGTAACTGGACGCTTAGTGATAGAAACATTTTTAGCAGCTCCGCCCACCAGTTTAACACCATCCGGACGAGCCAGATCACTGCGCAGCGCCGTATCTCCGACATTCAGCCATTTGCCCGGCCCGGTACCGCCAGTTGACTGCGGCGTTGAATTTGGAGGAACGACTTTACCACCGACAGAGAATGTGCCGGTCCAGTGGTAATAGTTGTTATCAGCAGGGTTAAGAAGCAGCTCATTCACATTAACGGTCGCACCGGTAGTAAAAGTTAAACCGTTCAGGGTGATGTAGCCGAATTTCGCCGCCGCAGTAGTGATCATCGTTTCCAACCCGTACCAGCTACGGCGGGTCACGCCAAAGCGGTCAAGCCAGATCGCCTGGGTTATGCTGTTAATCGCGATGTCATAGTTCTGTGCGTTGTCGAACAGGTCACGCGGATCCGTGGACCCCAGCGGATTACGGGTGTTGTAAATTGTCATGCATGCTCCGGGCATAAAAAAACCCGCCGCAGCGGGTTTGTGTGTTCCGTTTGTTTAAGCGGCGTCGCCGGGGTAGCGGGCGTCGTCGAACTGGTAATACACCGGCGAATACTGCGCGGCGTTGAGCTGGCAGGTTCCGTCTGAAGACGGATCTATACTGGTCACCGTGGCGTCGTACCCTACCCTGTTTGATGAGCAGAAGATCAGGCGCGGCGGCTCCCTGTACGGGCTGTTCATCTCCCATTCATCAAGCCGAAGCACAGCACTCTCCGGCAGCGTCAGGGTGTACTCATCCACCTGCTGCGGTACCAGCAGCGGCGTGGCACTGCCGTCCTGCAGGCGCAGAAGGCAGCGGGGGTTTTCAAAGGACCAGTCCAGAGGCTCACTCACTGTCAGGGTCACCAGTGCGCCGTCGCGGCTCATATCCGTGACCAAGCAGCTGATGGTGTCGCTGCCCGGAATGTCGTCGGTCAGCACCAGGCGATCGCCAAACTGGTAGCACAGCGCGTCCAGCTCCGTGGAAGTAGAGTGCGCCAGCCGCTGATGCAGGTACTTCATCAGGCGTCGCATCCCGATCCGCCAGGCTCGATCCGGATCTGTCACCCCGTAAAGCTTGTAGTCCTCGACCTTACGCGGCGTGCCGCTGCCCTGCCTGCACTGGATGGTTTCCTCTGCCCATGTCAGGCTGCTGACAAATGTCACGTCCACCGCGTCGAAATCATCTTCTGTCGGTGCGGTGAACGTCGTCTGCAGTTCCTCGGTGGTTTCCTGCGGGCTGATAACGCCTACCCAGTTTTTCACACCCTCACGTCCCACGCTGGCCAGCCCGTCGGAAAGCAGGAAGTACGACATCCCGGCATTGCAGATCGTCTGCAGGATATCGAGCGCTGATTTACCGGACTCACTGGCCACGTAGTCGAACGTCTCCCCTCGCGGGGTCCAGTATGCCGACTCAAGCGCGGCGATCGCCGCGGCGTCAGCCTCCATACCAATCGAGTTAAGAACATGCCACAGCGCACCGCTGATGCTGCGCGCCGGATGTCCATTGTCATAAATACGCGGCGACGCCACGCTGACACGGCGATCGGACTGCGCTGCCAGGCGGGATCCAGTCCGGACAGTCAGCCCGATAGTGGTTACCCCCTCATAACGCGCAGGACGGCGCGGCAACCGTGAGCGCAGCGCCTGCCAGTAAACCTGATCGCGTGTGCTGCTGCCCGCCGGCGGCTCAGTGCGGCGCATGCGTATTTCATACTGCCCGGGCGGAACGTCTATCACCTCGGTGAATCCTATCTGGTCCTCAGTCTGGCGCTCATACCCCAGCGCAACCTGCTGCCAGTCGCCGGTGCTTCCGGCGGCACGGTACTGAATGATTATCCCCACGCTGGCGGAACGGCGTTTGCCTTTGCTGTTGTAGCGCACAAGACCGTTCTGGAAGTTGAGATTAACCTCCATACGGTCAGTGGCTTCGCCGTCAGGGCAGCACAGGAAAGGCCCCAGCCAGTCGTAGTTATCGTTAACGCCGGTAACCGACGCATCCAGTAATGTACGTGCGGTGAAACCAGTCCAGCGCGGATCCACAGCCGTTACAGTATTACCGGCCAGGTCTTTCGTAACTGTTACGCGCGCTACGGTGATCGTCAGCGCATCAATGGCGGTAATCTGGTACTGATAGCCGGTGGGAGTCAGGCTGAAACGCTGTTGACCGGAAGGCAGCCCCGCGAAAGGTGCGCCCGACGGGTAAGACAGGCGCAGGCTTGCCAGCCGTGCAGCAGTTCCGCCGCTGGACGCCACGCCGGAAACGGACACTGGAGCACTACCGAACGCGACCACCGGCAACGAGCTGAATGTGATGGCCCCACCAGCAAACGGGCTTGAGTCCTCGCTGATAACAATGCGCCCTGATTTGTCATTGGCAACCAGCCCGGATCCGCTCAGCTGGCTGGTAATTGCTGACACCAGGCCGGACATAGTCACGTAGTTTGCTGTCAGCGAGACAGACCACGTGCGGTTTTTCCAGGTGATACTGAACGTCTGCGGGCTGCCGCTGAAATTGTAAGTCTGGGGCGCGGCGCTAGCGCTGACAGTGGCGCTGCTGCCACCCACGCCGGGAACGGCCGCAACCGCCGGGGAGTAAGCAGCAATCACCAGATCAAACTGGTCGTTGTTGATTTCAAGCATCAGCGGCATACCAACCACAGGTGCGAGCTCGGCCACCGATCCGGCGATCTCGCTGTACCCGGCGGTACTCGTTACCGTGTAGGTGTCCGGTGCCTCGATGTTAATCAGCGTTCCTACCACCCAGCCGGATGGGATCTCCGTGTCGCTGTCCCCGGATGACGCAGAACCAATCAGCGTCACCGTATTGCCGGAGACCAGAACCGCATCGGCGTCAACGCTGACGGCGGCCGGACCACTGGTACCGAGATCCAGACCAGAGCCACCAGCGGAAGTCCCCCCCACTTCCGTAGAGTTGTACCAGTTCTCAGAGCGGGGATCGGCAGAGACATCTGCGCCCGGCGGGTATACGGTGTAGCTGACATCATCACCAAAGCTGCTGACAGGCGTTGCACCGATGCGCAGATCCTCTTTTTTGATATCGCCATTGCCGACGCCCCAGCACACGAACATGCTGGTTACCATGTCACGTTCGTTGACGAACCGGCTGACAGGCTGCACGACATAATCAGGGTACACACGGTAAAGACCGAATACCTCCCGAATGGGATCGCCCAGGCGGGCGGCGTTGGCTCTTGCCGGGTCCAGCGAAATCTGATCGCCCTGGCCCTGACCGCTCAAGCCGCCTTTATCCATGGTGGTCATCATGTAAATGCTGTATGCCGCTGATGCAACAGACACGGCTACAGCAGTCCATACTGCCCATGCTGGCACGGCTGGCCCATACGGGATCGGATAGATTCGAACATCGCTATCAGGACGCAGCTGGCAGAACGGCCATTCCTGATACGGGACGGGTATGCCGTTTACCTCGACTGCTACAGGATGTTGCTGGCGGTCATTATGGTAGCTGGTCACGTTTTTCGTGAACCACTGGTGGAGAGTCATCGCTGTGTGTTGGTGCGTCTCCAGCGGCTCTCCCGGCAGCCGGGAAGGATAGATACGTATGGTCACTCGTAATACTCCACGGATGAATAAAGACGCTCAAAGCGGGCCAGCGGCAGGATTGTCACGTTACGGTGTGGGTTTGACTCAAGCACATGTAAAGCGCCGTCAATATTGACCACAACACCCAGGTGATCGACAACTCCGCCGGAGTAACATGCCGCAACGGCCCCCTCTTTCGCCGCCGTCCGCTGCACTCTGGTAGAAAACTCCGCAAAGGCTTTTACCATCGTGTCACCCTCGCGGATCACGCCCTCGAATGCAGGCCAATCCGGGAGCCCCAGATCGCGGCGCACCTCGTGCACCACGCCGTAGCAGTCGAGCACCGGCCACACGCGGCCACCCATCTGCCAGGTGACAGATCGGTATTTGTCTATATCGAACATGTTAACCTCAGAGGTAACGAAGACCGGGGAACGCAGGCAGCGTATAACGGTACCGGGGCCAGGCCGTATCCAGCACGTTCATGTAGCCTGCGGTGATCTGCACCTCAGTCGACGTCCAGTAGCCGGTTTTAATCGCCAGGGTATACGGTCGCGCCGCCGGTGCATTCAGGCTGGTTGAGATGTACAGGCGATAGGTCAGCGTTGCACCCTGAAGGTTATCAAGCGCCTTACGGATCGCGTTCGATACCTCGCCGGTGATATTGCTGATAGCAAATTTCAGATCCTGCGTGCCGTCGCTGTTTCGGGCAGGCAGGGCGATATCAATGCCGCAACCCTGAAAAGTTAGCCGCTCGCCATCTTCCGTTGTTACTTCGATATCATCCCAGCCGCGGGTAAGATAATGAATGTCGTTTCCGATGCTGATCTGCAGCGTCTCGATCAGAACCTCATCGCCGCCAGAGGCGTAAAGTCTGTTTAGCACCGTCATGCTTCCGGCCACTCCCTGTTAACTGCGAGATCGATAATGTCAGAACCTAAAACCAGCTCTGGGAAATTACCCCATCCTCTTGGTAGCAATGGACGCTCCCAAAGCTCTAGTGTCGCTGTGAACTTCCAAAATCTTGGGCGAGACAGTATCGGTCCCTGATAAATATCAGTAAAACGGCATTTATAAGGCTGGATGCCAAGAGGGGTTTTTAACCTCATATAAAACCAAGCAGCGCCATCATTTATGGCATCCCGGTACCAAGCCTCAAATAATTGCGCTTCTTTGTCGGTTTTAAAAGACCAAGTTACAGACGCATTTGTAGGCACTGACGTATATATACGCCTCTGTCTGGATCTTCCAGAGGTTAATTGCGTGCGCCTTAATGGGCTAACTGGCTGTAAGCCAAACCCATCCTTCAACGGAATCGGCAAATGGTCGGGGTAGTAGATATCTCCCATTATGTTAGTTTCCCCCTTCGATAAAATCCATTTAATGCTCTACCAAACTCGTTTTGCGGCTTAACTATATCCGCTGTTAATTCAGACTTTATCCTTTTAGCAAGTTGCCTACCGTGACTGTCCATAAGTTGCAACATCGATTCGTCAGGCTTTCCAGTCAGATGATAATTAACATTAACATCTCCCATATTCGGCTGCGATTGATTCGATTTCTGAATGTTGCTAAGGGTCGCATCAAGTTTTGCTGATGTATTAGCGGTGACAACCCGCTCGCCTTTTTGTAAAAGCCATGTTCCGGTTTGAGGAACATTGTCAATACCACTATGAGCCATCCCTACCAGTGAAGCAGCAGACACTGCTGCTACCAGAGGA